GAGTTCTTCTGCTCGGATTTCTTTTTTCTTATTCTCTTCCATCTGATAGATGGTGAGAACGTGCTGGCTGAATCCATTGCCTGGTATAAAGGCTGGACTTTGAAAGTTGTGTATTAGTTCGGCAGATATGGCTATTGAAGGCCAAAGGATAACTGCTACTATTAATTTCTTCACGGTTCGCTCCCGGTAATTGCTGTTAGTATTTACCGGAGAGGATGCAGAATTAACTACTGTTAAAACGGTTTCTTATTTTTTCTTTGATGTTTTGGTAACTTTGAGCACTGGATAAGTTTTTTCTAAGTTTTTTACGATATCTGCAGCAGATAGATCTTTTTTGGCTAACTCGTAGACTGTGTTTGTGATCTGTTGTTGGATCGTAGGATCTGTTACATTTCTATTGCCGGTAAATTGTGCGACCCAATTTTGAATTTTGCTCTTGGTTACATCTGTTCTAGCATTCGGCGCTGCGTTTGGCTTTTTATTTGTACCTGTTGGAATTATAGTCTGTAATTTCTCAGCCGATAGTCTGCTACTCGGTACAATTGTAAATTGTGCGGCTACACGCTGAGTATCGTATGTAACCAGATATTGTGTGCTTATATCAAGTCTAAATCCTGCTTCATTAAGTTCTTCGTTATTTCTAAAGAAAATAAAAATAAACGGATCTTTTGAAATATCAATATAAAGTACACCATAATCTCTTTTCTGTGTTAAGTAGTTGCTAAGGCTAGCTTTGGCGAATTCTTGTTTTGCTTGATTATAATCTTCACCTAATAAAGCTACTAGTGCAGCGGATGTATCGATAGCTGGAAATAATCCTTTTACTACAGGTGTAATTAGTTTTTTAAACAACGGTTTATCGACAGCTGTTTTATACAATTCTTGTATATTGCCTACGTTGATTCCGCTTTTGGAAAATTTGAGATTAAGTGGTTTGATAATGGTATTATCAAAATTAGCTACTGCTGTAAAATAATCAGCCCCTGGCTTTACTTCTTGATCTCCAAATCTTGCTCCGCCCGCATCGGTAGTTTTTACCTCAATGGACTTGCCGTCTATTACAAGATCGCCTTTATTATTTTCACCTTTTCCGATTCTTTTGCTGAATACATTGAGTACAAATTCACCTTTGCCGTGGCCGTATCCTTCTACCCGAGTCAAATCATCTGTTAATTCTTTGATCGCAGCATTACTGTTATATCCGTTTACTATTTCAGCAAACGTGTGTTTACCACCTGTTAATAATAATTTGTGATTAATTAATTCGTCAGCCTTCCATTTAGCAAACAAATCCGCACGATCTGCAGGAGACATGTCTATGCCAGCAATATACCGTGCTAGTTCGCGTTGTGCTGATCTCACAGTTTCATCTGGAATCTCTGATAGCACTGAATTAATCAAACCAATTCTGCCACCGGCATTCACATTTTGCAACAAATCCTCAATTTCTTTTAAAGTTTTAAACGCTTCTTCAGTTTGTGGCAGGGATTTAATTTTTTTCCCTATAATCTGTTGTAAATTAGATAATTTCGTTGAATCACCAACGGGCATTTCGGCTAGTATTTGATAGAATCTCATACAGTTATTTATCGGATTTCAGGGAACAGACATTCCTGTATGAAATGCTGTACATCGTCCTCTGATAGTCCCAAACTAACCATTACACGCGGTGTATGCGGATTACACTTCTGATTCTGTGCGTAGTAGTTCTGCGCTTGTGTAGTATCTACCGCAGTATTGTTGGTTTCGGCTACTGTGCTTAGATAGTGTTCTATAGTAGTTCGAGCTAGATCTGTGATCTGTTGTAATTCTTCTGGATCTTGTACGTTGCCCGCGGCTACCATACTGCCGCTGAATATGTTTGTGGCCCACTCAGGTAAAGCACGTTCTTTGCGCCATTCTAATTTGCTAACTTCTTCAGCAAACCACTGCATCATGGGATGCTCGGGATCGCCTGCTTTGGAATAATCATGAAAACACCCTGTGATCTTGTTCTTACCAGCAATAACATCAAATCCGTAGATTGGTGCGGGATTATGTGTGTGTGGAAAGATGCAACAATGCATCATCCAAAGTCCTTTAGACTCTCTAGCGTCTACTACATCAACGTGAGCACGGCGATACCGATCACTAGTCCACACACGATTAACCCAGCCAGGTTGATTAAATCTTTCCATTCCAGGCTCATTAATCTCTTGACCCGTGCGGCTGAAGTTATCTTCCAGTAGATGTTGGATCTCAATTAGTGTGTCCCAAACCTTACTCTCCACGATATAGGTCCCGCATCATCTTGATAGCATATTCAAATGCCACACGAGCTTCGTCCCCTAAATCGTCAGTGAGCAGTTCACGTATGGCCATCTTCATGGCATCGGCGTTTTCGAAGTCGTAGAACTTGCCACTGCTGATGTTCGCTACTTGCTTTTTAATGATTTGACCACCGAATAGGTCGCCCATATGGCGGCAGTATAAATGCGCCTTAATAAGATGTTTACGTTCTGGATCATTGCCTAGTTTGTGTAAGTATGCCTGATACTCTAATGTAGCAGGAGTTAGATAATAGTATTCGCACTCATCTAATTCTGTGAAGTCTGCGTAGATGGCCTTAAGTCTTGGCAGATCATGCATGTTGGTAAAAAATCCTTGACGCTTGCTGTACCACTCGATAGGATCGTATACGGCCAAAAGATTATAGAGATAGTTTCTATAATCTTCTTTACTAATCTTGCCACTCAGCAACATCTTAGCAAATTTAGTTGTTTCTGCTTCGTGATGCAGATCTTTGGTAATTTCTCGTAGACTCATTCTGGATCCACTAATATACGTAATGGAGCTCCGTTTTGTCTTGCCACTGCTGTAGCTTCCATGCCTTTTTGTTCTGCGATTTCGAAACTGTAAACACCAGCTACTCCGCTGCCTGTTTCGTGTATCTCTAGAGTTATATCTTTGGCAGATGACTCTGTATGTTTGAATATGCCAGTCAGCAATTCGATTACTAATTCCATTGGAGTAGCATCATCATTGAGCAGCACCACCTTCCATAAGTTGGGAGGTTGTAAATCTACAACTACTGATTCTTCTACTGAAATTTCTGTTGACATATCGTTCCTATGTTCTGTATTTAATAAGGGAGGATGGCCTCCCTTATATTATACTATTTAATATCGACAATGTCAATAATTTTCGGCTTAGCAGACTCAGGAATGTTTCTTACCAATTTAATGGTAAGCATGCCATTCTTTGTTTCTGCACCAATTACCTCGATATGTTCGGCCAAAGGAAATTCTTTGACAAAATCTCGAGTAGCCAGTCCACGATATATGTATTCTTCTGAAGCATAATCAGTGGCTGTGCTTTCGCCTCTAACCACAAGAACATTGTTTTCAACTGTGACAGCAATTTCTGTCTTGTCGAAACCAGTGACTGCTAGTTGAATAGCATATTCGTTTTCGCCAGTTTTAATAATGTTATGTGGGGGATAGTTGTTGGGTACGCTGTTGGCGTAACGGCGTTCCATTTGATCAAACATGGTATCAAACCCAACGAGTGCTCTGCTTAGAGCATCTAGTTTTGTTAATTGATTGTTCATTATAGTCTCCTTTTAAAGTAAGAACAATTGAGGCCTCGAAAGTACCTCAGTTATGATTAGTCTGCCTTCTTCTCTGTGAAGCTGGCATCAACTACATCATCTGGTCCAGGCTGGGAAGGCTGTGCTGCCTGTTCCTTGGCCTGCTTTTTCTCCAACAATGTTTTCATCGCTGGGAAAACCTTGTTGAGCTCTTCAGTGATCTTTTCAGCATCATCACCTTTGGCTGCTGTTTCGACTGCGGCAATCACAGTTTCAATTTCTGTGATTTCTGCTTCTGTGAGCTCTGCACGGAATTCTTCAAGATCTTTTTTGACTTCGTGTACCTGTGCTTCTGCTGAATTTCTTGTGTCGATCAGTGTACGAGCTTTCTTGTCTGCTTCTGCATTCAACTCTGCGTCTTTAATCATAGCTTCGATTTCAGCTTCTGATAAACCACTATTGGACTTGATAGTGATCTTGTTTTCTTTGCCTGTGGCCTTGTCTTTGGCTGAAATGTGCATGATACCGTTGGCATCGATATCAAAGGTAACTTCGACCTGTGGCTGTCCTCTACGTGCAGGAGCAATGCCATCTAGTTTGAATTCACCCAACAACTTGTTGTATTGTACAAGCTCACGTTCACCTTGGAACACTTTGATATCCACAGCTGGTTGATTGTCTTCGGCTGTGGAGAATGTCTGCTGTCCCTTGGTTGGAATGGTTGTGTTCTTTTGAATGATCTTTGACATCACACCGCCCATAGTCTCAATGCCTAGGCTCAATGGAGTAACGTCTAGCAATAGAACGTCATTGCGATCACCACCTAACACAGCACCCTGGATAGCAGCACCAACTGCTACTGCTTCGTCTGGGTTGACATCTTTACGTGGTGCCTTGCCAAACAGCTTTTCAACTTCTTCTTGTACCTTAGGCATGCGTGTCTGACCGCCTACAAGGATAACTTCGTCGATGTCTGAGGCACTCACGCCTGCATCCTTGAGAGCAGTGCGGCATGGCTCTAATGAGCGTGTGATCAGTTCGTCCACTAGTTGTTCAAGTTTGCTGCGACTTAATTTTACTGCTAGATGCTTAGGACCACTTGCATCTGCTGTGATGTAAGGAAGGTTGACATCTGTCTGAGCCGAGCTTGACAATTCAATCTTGGCTTTTTCAGCAGCATCTTTAAGACGCTGTAAGGCCAACATGTCTTTGCTTAGATCCACACCTTGATCTTTCTTGAACTCATCTACCAAGAAATCCATGATGCGTTGGTCAAAGTCTTCACCTCCTAAGAATGTGTCGCCATTAGTTGATAACACTTCAATTTGTTTGTCTCCATCCACATTGGCTATTTCGATGATCGAAACATCGAATGTACCGCCACCAAGGTCGTAAACAGCAATTTTCCTATCAGCTTTATCATCTTTATCAACGCCATAAGCAAGAGCTGCCGCAGTAGGCTCGTTAATAATACGCAGTACTTCCAAGCCTGCGATCTTTCCAGCGTCTTTAGTAGCCTGTCTTTGGCTGTCGTTAAAGTACGCAGGGACTGTGATAACTGCTTGAGTAACTGTTGTACCAAGATAATCCTCCGCTGTCTGTTTCATTTTACGCAGAACTTCTGCTGAAATCTGCGGTGGGGCTAGTTCTTTGTCTTGTGCTCGAACCCATGCATCGCCATTAGAGTTTTCATAGATTTCGTAAGGCATTAGGTCGAGATCTTTTTGCACAGCCTGTTCTTTGAACTTGCGACCAATCAGTCGCTTGCTGGCATAGATTGTGTTTTTGGGATTTGTTACTGCTTGACGCTTGGCTGAGGCGCCAACAATGATTTCGTCTTGTGTATAGGCTACGATTGAGGGCGTAGTTCTAGCACCTTCTGAATTTTCAATAACTTTGGATTTTCCATTCTCGATAACAGCCACGCATGAGTTGGTGGTGCCGAGGTCAATACCGATGATCTTAGACATTGTCTATCTCCTTATAAAGTAAGATCTAATTGTTTGGGCACTATGCCCTATAAACTGCCCTGTGGTACAGTTTACGATTTTATTTATGTCAGATATTCTCTAAATTCTGAATATTTGACCATTTTTTCAGCTTTTCTATTTTAGCTGACTGTGCTCGTTCGATGTTGGTATAGCTAACAATATCCATGCTGTGTAGAATATCAATCATGGCCATCATATCGCCTAGCTCTTCTTCCAGGTGTTCCCTATTAGTTTTAGGTTTTCCTGGTTTGAAATTATCTAGTCCGAAGCGGCTGATTTTACTCACTGCTTGAATTACTTCTGCACATTCTTCTTGTAGAATGTCCATTACTTCTTTGGTCTGTGAATCCATTGTGATTTTAGGAAAATCAATAGGATTATCTGTGTTTGTAAAATGCATGTTATTACCTTTGATTTGCAAATGGTGCGATATACTCTCCGTTGCTCATTGTACTGGTACGCAGAGCTTTGTAGACATTTTGTACACCCACTGCTTGATTCCACGCATCTTCAAGAGCATGATGTTTTAATACCGGAGGACGATTGGGATTGATACCTACATCAAAAATTGTACGGGTGTCGCGAACTTCCCAGAAACTCCAAGGAATGGCTTTGCCAATTTTACGGAAATACCATTCTAGAATAGTAACGTCAAATCCGGCACCGTGACTCCATACTCGTTTTCCGCCCCAACAAAACTTATACAGTTGTGTCATTGCTTCTTCGATAGAAACTCTGTTTGCAGGATCAAATGCTTCGTTCTGAGCTTCCTGTGATTGTGAGGCCCACCAATCTAACGTTGCCTGGCTAACTGTAGCACCAATCCGATCACAACTATCAACATCAACACGGACATAAAATTTCTCACATTTCTTTTCGTTTACATCGTCACCAAAGGGATCAAATTTAACTGCTCCGATGGTAAGGATTGTGGCTGAGGGAAGGACGTCAAGCGTCTCCAAGTCTATCATAATATCTGTGTTCATGCAGTTATTATACTACCTTTCTGACAGAATGTCAATGATTAATAAAGTTTAGGGGGGAGTTGTTGATCGCGGAGTTTTTTACGCCAACGTGCTTTGGCAGCACCTTTTTTGCGTTTGCGTTCAGTGGTAGGTTTTTCGTAGAATTCTTTGGCACGTAAGGTATCTAGTGTGCCTGCGTCTTCAATCTTCTTTTTAAATCGACGTAGAGCCTGATTGATGTTTTCGTTTTCTTTAAGAACAACGCCAGTGCCTTTTGATTTGCTAAATCTATTCATGATGATTTGAGACTTTCTCCAATAAAGTTAAAATTTCTTCAATACTATATATAGCACGATCGTTGACCATATGTAAATCTTTTAGATTGCCAAAATAGTAAGATCGTGGTTGAGCAGCTACCCATCCTATGATTAATTCGATAGCACCGTTATGTTCAGGTGAAGCATTGAATATAATTAAATCACCTTTGACGATTTTGTCCATCAACCACTCAATAGAATCCCCCATCTTCCAAACATAGTTTATGATGGTATGAGGTAGCGTGGTCTGCATCAATGCATTAGAAACAAAAGAACTGTGTTCTTCTGTGAGTTCTACGTGAACAATTCGAATGCCCTGTAACAGGGTATCGTCTGGCGGGGTAACAACTAGGATACGGTCACTCATTTCTTGGCATCTTGAATTCGTTGCCAAATAGTACTTTCACTTTGTTCAGCATTCTGAGTATAGTTTTCTTTGATACGCTTGATCTGATTGCCCTGTTCATCATGTTCCATCCAAGACACATCAGCAACACCACGTTCTTCAGCCCACTCTTTAGCCTTTGCTGATTCTTCTGTGTCCGGATTTTCTTCAGCCCACTTCTTGGCTTCTACGGCTGCTTCATCCACAAAGTCTGCCTGAGGCTTGAGATAATCGTGCCATGGCAAGTGATCTATAACGCCCTTTTCTAACAATTGTCTTTGAAACTTAAGACTGGACTCTGGATGATCATGTTTCCATGCAGCCATTGCCTGCTTTTCTGTTTCAGGAACAGACGCTAAAATTTCAGAGTCTTCAATTTCACGTTCTTGTTCCACAGCCTTTTCGGCTTCTTCAATCATTTTGTTCCATTGTTCAAGCGGTATGTCTTCTACCGTTTCTACGTGCTTTTCCTCAGGCGCCGTTATATCACCTCCTAGTGCGGTCGGCTGTGTTTCGCTTGGAACTTCTTCTGTGTGTGTTGGTGTTGTGCCCCAGCCGGGTGCTGGATTATATGCGGATGATGGGAATGGCCAATATGCTGTGGCTGCAGGCCAAGATTGATTTGGAGTAGATTCTTCTTCGAGCTCTACCTCTGGTTCCTCGGGAGCTGGTTCGGTCTCAACAACTGCTGGAGTTTCTTCTTCTTGTTTTCTGAACCATTGGAAACTATACTGACTGGCCAATAATAGAATCACTGCCAGAGGATCAAATACCACAACGATGATAATGATCACCCAGGTAACTGCCTTCTCTAAAATGTTGGCATCTGGATTGTCGCCGTAGATAAATGCCGCAATGTATTTGATTGGCCCTACTTCTGCTTCAACCTTGCGTACTTCAGCGGCGATCGGAGCACGTTCTTCGCTGATAGCGGAAATGGTTTTTTGTTCGGCTGCGATCTCAGACTGAAGTCTAGCACGTTCTTTTTGTTGACTGCGTCTAAGTTGAACTGCTTTGTCAGCACCTTTTTCATCACTGCTTCGACCCATGACTTGGTCCACTGCCTCATCCATCTGTCTAAGAGCTTTTCGGTTGGCTTCTATGTTGTCTTTGGCTGTTTTAATCTTTTCGTCATATACAGCAATCTTACTTTGAACATCACCGCTGACTAAACTTTGATCACTGTGTGCTTTTGATAAGAAACCAAAAATTCCCATGCTGGTGATCAGCATCAATATGGCAATGGCTGCTAGTAGATAGGCTCGAATAAAATACGGTGCTCGACTCCAATTTTGTTTGAGCCATACCGTACCGGCCAGTTTGCTGATTTCTAAGGCCACGCCCATCACAATGATTGGAATAACAGCCGCAGAGAATATGGCCACTAGGCCGGCTACACTATAATAAATGGCCACTGCGGATACCGTCAATCCGCTGAATAAAGTTGACCAGGCAATGAATTTGTCGCTTGTATGTATTCTCATGAACTAATATTTAGCTGGACCAGTGCCACCTATTATCTACTTCGTTAAAGCAGGCAGTGGTTTGTAGATTTTTCTGCATGTTATGAGCAATAATGCTAACATGCAGGCGTTTGCATAATGTACCATTCCTAGGAAACTGCCAGGCCACTCTAACTGTGCCGCTGGCATTGTTTTTATACCATCTAGAAAATTGACCAGGTTGAACTTCTTCAAGAGCCAGTATCAGAGAACTGTAGTAGGCATCTTTCTGCTCAGCATCAAGACTTTTAAACCAACCAAAGCTGACATTGAGAACCTGTTCTAGCCAAGGGCTGTTGGTCTCGGTATAGAATTTGGGATTTTCTATGTTGATGGTCTGTGCGTTAGTGGACGTATTCATAACCAACAACAGCACCGTTGTGGTCAAGAATCTGACAGCTTTTGATTTGTACGTTAACAAGTTTATCTCCAGATTGAACAGTTCTATTTGCAATACCACAATGACTGGCCATGCCCATTCTCACAGCAGTGAGCCTTTTGAATTGATCGTCAGTGCATTCAACCAAAGTTTCACTGTTTACACGTTCACCATTCTGTGTCTTGATGGTTTGGCTGGTATGACAGTACTGAGGTTTCTGTGCCTGCACTTTGGGAGCCGAACCACATCCAGTTAGTGCCATAACGCAGGCCAACATGAATGTAGGTACCACGGCAATGGCAAGGGCTCGCATCATTGCACCTTGGCTTGTTTGGCTTCGGAGATCAATTGCTCAAATACATCTTTCTTCATTTCAAGACGCACATAGGTATAGTGACGTCCATTCATGGTAAAATGACCTTTTTCGGTTTTTACATGTTTACGGATAGCAGTATCTGTGACTTTGTAAGAAATCATAGTACGAGTAGTTTTCTTGTCATTGACAATGTCAATCACAGTTTCACTGTTAACTGTACCGTTGATGCGTTTTGCAAAGTTGTTCATTGCGATGGCATCCATCTGTTCTTCTGCGGCCTGTGCATGAATTGACTCACCTGCGCCACAGGCATAGACCATGTCTTCTTTCCACCAGAACCAACCTTTAACACCTTCTTGAGCACAGTCTTGATACCAACTTGGTTGTGCATAGGTCTTGCGATCTGGGATGTCTTTCATTGACGAACAACCTGTAACGGCTGCTGCCAATAAGCCTACTAAAATTGCCTTTTTCATCGTTTGCCTTTCTGTGTGTGTAACGATAACAATAGTATAGCACCATCATTGACCAAAGTCAACTAGGTGCCTTACCAATTTATTTGAAGAAGATCAATGCCATTAGCACAGCTTGGACGATAAATCCAAATCCAATTGTAACAATGTTCAACATGTCTTTTTGGATTGTGGCTTTGATAAACAACAGGGTTAATCCTGTCCAAACTAGGAGTACTAGATCTACTCCGGGTAGTCTATCTGTGAGCCCTGCCATCACTGCCAACATGCTAGGCACAGTAGCAGAATGTAACACTATGGCTGCGAGCCAACCAAATGTTTCTGCTGAGATCACAGAGATTTTGGTTTGAACAAAGGCTTTGACTTGATTAATGTCGATCATACTTTGGTTCCTTTCTGTTTATAAAAAATGTGTTGTCCAATCTGACCTATTTTATCTAGCTGCCATCTCGGGTTAACGTAGGTGGCATGATAGAACAAAGCATCTTTGAGAATAGATAATCTAAATCCTTCCAAAAGAACTTTTTTGGCGACTTCATAGCTTTCATTATAGGCTTCCTTGTTGATGGGTCTGTTTCTATGTACCGAGTCACATGCCCATGAGAACTGGCATACAACTTTTTCCATAAACACATTTTTTTGGTACACTACACCGCAGACATCGTTGCCGAAATTACCAGCGGCTACCCGATTCATAGTTACCTGCGCTACCGCTACTTTGCCTTCAAAGGGCTCATATCCTGCTTCACGGTAAATGTTAATGGCCAAACAGTCTAACTGCTTTTCACGTGTTTGTATTGAAACCACGTCTTTGCTGTAGACACCATTCTGCTGTTTTAGTTGTTGAAACTTAGCAGTGGTCATGGTCGTAACTAGACATGCTACTGCGATTAATCCTATTATATAGGATACTACTTTAATTGACTTTTCCATAAGTCCTCCTTAAACTTGGTGTGATCCAAAATCATAGATCACATTACATAAAGGGAGTTAACTTCACGAGGCTCTGAAAGAACCCTACTTTCGTGTAGTTGTCTCCATTGGACGCACAATCTCATAACTTGTGTGCCTTTGGCGACCCTTGGCTTCCCGAAAATACGGGTTTCTCATTGGCCAAGACCCGCGGAACCGTTTCTGCTTTTGACATACTTTGGTTCTACTATCTTAGTTTCTTTGCGAAACGTTTAATATATAGTCGATATTTTGGATTCATAGACTAAAACCGGCGATTATCGACGCATTTTGGATATATCAACGGCTTGTTCGTCGCTGAATACCGGAACGGCATTGCTCTTGTGCATGGTGGCAATTCCTTTAACCATTGTGCCAGTATATACTTTTGGGGCAGGCATCGTACAAGCACCCCCAGTAAATGGTAGACTAGGATGTTTGACATCTGTACCATAACGACTGTATGGCTTGTTATCTGGTTTCCAAACTTCAGCAGTTAAGGCACGGTTACGTTTCTTTTCTTCTGCTTCAATGCCCCAACGCTTCTGTAGCTCTTTCCAACTTTCTTCTTGTTCACGAGCTTTTCTTGCATGCTCTGCTGAAGCGAATTTCTTTTTGCCTTTCTTTTTGCCAGTGGTTGAAAGCCACGGACCTTCTAAATGCATACTCAAAATAGAACTCCTAAAAATTTACTGTACACATAGTATAACATCTTTGTCAGTGATTGTCAATGCCAAAATAGGGATCGTTTGTTAACCAATCATAGTAATTTTGGAAACCTTGCTCTACATCAATTTTTGGATCAAATCCAAAATCTCTGCGAGCAGCATCTATATTCAATGCTCCTCTACTGGGGAAATCCAAATCGCGATTACCTACGATGATTTCACCCTGACCTACAACTTTAACTGCTAGATTAGCAGCATCTAATAAACTGTGGCTGTGACTTTTGGTAATGTTGTAGGTCTTGTTGTCTGTGTTATCCGAAAGTGCGGCAGCTACGATTCCGTCGGCAGCATCATCCACATAGGTAAAGTCTAGAGTTTCACTGGCACCGTTAACTTTGAGTGGAATGCCTCGCATGGCGTTGAGAATAAACTTGCTTATCACACGATCTTCTACATCGAGAGGACCATAGACTGCACTGGGACGTATGATAGTGTAGGCAAGATTGGTACGACGAGCATAATCTTTAATCAACCACTCCCCTGCCAGTTTAAGAATACCATATTGACCCTGAGGTCGGCATTCTGCATCTTCAGTGACATCATCTTTGAAATCACCGTAGACCATTGAACTTGAAATATAGATAAACTTTCGAACTTCATATTTGTCGCTGAGATCTAAGAGGTTTAACAGTCCCTCTGACATGGTTCGACTGCCGCGGCCTGGATGAGCATTTACTACCTTCTGTCGAGGAAAGCTGGCCATATGTATGACTATTTCAGGCTCGTCAATGCTGAAGCATGACTCCATGGTCCATTTGTTCACTATGTCAAGGCAATAGTAACCTGACAGATCTAATCCCTGTGAACGTTGTGCTATAAGATAATCAATTTCTTCCTGAGGAATAATATCATAATTGGTTTTACAATCTATGATACTTACGGTATGTCCTTGATTCTGTAGTCTTTTAACTACGTTATGGCCGATGAGTCCTAGGCCACCTGTTACTAAAATATTCATTTTGTTTGCTCTGCAATCATTTTGTATCCTTTACCGGTAGGATGTACACCGTCTTTAGATAAATCTGCAATCCGTACCACCCTATCGTGATACTCATTGGCAATCTTGAATACAATATCAGCAATGTCTTTCTTATTTGCCGGTAGTATCCAATACACGCGATCAGCTTTGGTTAGCCGTCGAATAGTTTGCAACTCTGATTCTGTCTTAACATACTTATGATCATTGCTGCCTAAGCTGATAATAACAGTCTTGGCAATGTAGGGACTCTTGTCTATGTTGGTGTTCAACCATTGATAACTGTTAATGCCGCCTTTAGAATATGAAACACATTCTTGTCGCACTTGGGAAGTGCCTACTGCAATACTGTCACCCATAATTAAACAATCTAACATAAGTCCTCCGAAAATTTCAATCATAAAACATACTATAACATCATTAGAAATTTAAGTCAAGAAAAAGCCCACCGAAGTGGGCTAGGTCTTTATTATCGATTCATCACGTACATGGTGCATTCGAATCCGTAACGCATTTCAACTGCTTCTGGTTTTGTCCACATAATAGTACTCCTTTTTAATAAACATACTGCATTAGTATGTATCATTATTATATGACGAAATCGCCATAAAACACATAGTGAATATCATTAAAAGGAGTTAGTGTTAGTACTGGTTACGGGTTCCAGTGATGCCCTATCTTGCACCCGATTTGTCTATTAAGTTGTCTCTAAATATAGTCCAGGCACGTTCCCAAGTCCAACGAGCACTGCCTTCCCAAACTTTTGTACGATCTAACATTAATGCATCTTTAACTGCCTGTTTCAAATCATCATTCATACAACCAGTGATACCTTCGTCTATGACATCCAATGGCCCTTGACAAGGATAAGCTGCTACGGGAGTGCCGCAGGCCATGGCTTCAATCATTACTAGCCCGAATGTTTCCCAACGTGAGGGAAATACAAACACATCAGCTTGACGATAGTAGTCGCCTAGTTCAACACCACGCTTGGCTCCTACAAACTCTACGCTAGGATAGTTGATCTTGTATTCTTCTAGCATAGGACCATCACCTACCATGATCTTGTGTGCGCCTGGATAGTCTAGTTCAAAAAACTTTTCTAAGTTCTTTTCTTTACTCACTCGGCTGACACACACTAAAATATATTTTGGATTAGGATCACGTTTGCCAGGATAAAATATATCACGATCAACACCACGGGTCCAAGGAATAACATCTCCATCAAAACCATGTGCTCGTAATTCTTGAACCATGGTGTCAGTGGTGGTTAATACTTTACCTGCGTGTTTGTGGAACCAACGAACTAAAGGCCAAGTAAGGACTTCAGGAATACCAAATAAGGCTCTAAGTCCTTCAGGGAACTTAGTATGATAAGCAGTATTGTAGCGAAGATTATGTTTTGAAAGATATTTTCTAGCAGACAGACCAAGAGGACCCTCTGTGGCGATATGGATATAATCCGCACCGACCGCCTCAATCTTCTTGCCCATCTGCCGGGTAATGGCAATCTTGACTTCGTTGTAGCCAGGACAATCAAAGTAGCGGAAGTCCCCGGGAGTAATGTAAACAACGCTATAACCATCCAGAACCGCACAAGCCTCAATGTTTTTGTAGGTAGTGACAACGCCATTGATCTGCTCCGGTAAGTTATCAGTTATTATCAGTATCGTCTTTGTCATTCTGTTTAGTCCATGTAACAATTTCCCATGTACCATCATGATGTTCTACCAATGCAGTACATGATTCAACCCAGTCTCCGTCATTCATGTATGTGACTCCGTCTATGTCTTTGATTTCCGCATGATGAATGTGTCCACATATCACACCATCATAGCCACGTTTCTTGCAGTAGCCTGCTAGATTTTTTTCGAATTGAAACATAAAATCACTGGCCTTCTTGACTCTATGCTTGAGATATTTGCTAAGGCTCCAGTATCCAAAGCCTAATTTATGTCGCAGCCAGTTAAACTTGCTGTTCCAGTCTAACACTAGGTCGTACAACTTATCACCCAGAAATGCAAGCCAAGGAGCAAGACGAGTAATACCATCAAATAAATCACCATGTGTAACCAAATAGTGTTTTCCATCTGCACCTATATGTTCTGCGTGATTTTGTATTTCAATAAGACCAAATGAGAAACCATAAGGTATCATTGGCCTCAAAAACTCATCGTGGTTGCCTGCTATGAATACCACACGGGTGCCACGCTTGGCATGTCCTAGAACTCTGCGAACCACATTGGTATGGCTCTGTTTCCACCGCCATTTATTTTGTTGTATCTTCCATGCATCGATGATATCTCCTACGAGATACAGCGTGTCGCATGTGTTGTGTTTGAGAAAGTTGTTGAGCTTGTCTGCTTGACAATCTCGTGTGCCTAAGTGTACGTCAGAAATAAAAATGCTACGATAAGTTTTCTGCATAGCAGTATTTATCGTAGCATGGTGTTACAAAGATTGCAGTTGTATTACAAACTCAGATCCTTACCAGTACCCACTTAGCTGTAAATGGTTTACCTTCGGCCTTGTGTTTCAGTATCTTAGCGAACTCTTTTTTACGAAGTTCGGAAACCGTTTCTGTATCATGGTCGACGCAAGCCCTGTACAGTTTAGCTAATAGCTTTTTCTGTTTCATGGTTGTGTCCTCCTGTACTTTATTTATTAACTGTTTAACACCTTAGCAACAGAATTCATTACGCTAGCAATGCGTCCAATGTCACGAAGTTGTTCCACTGTATAGCCTTCTGTCTTCAATGTTTCATAATGTGCTTTTACACAGATTAATCTTTATCTTTCAATCTTTCCCACGAGGCATTAGCAGTATCTTGATTTTTCTTAGCATACTTAGGATCAGTGTCTGCTTGCTTAGAAGTCACTCTATCTACTGCTCGTTTATGAACCTTTGCCAACTGTTTTTGACCTTTAGCAGTATCGCCGTATTCTTCTAAAGAGCCTTCCGCCACACCTTGATTTTTATTAAATCCAAAATTACCAAACTGACGATAGAATTTTATTGCATCATTAAAATATGCGTTAAATTCTGGGGTGCCTTTTTTGTACCCAATCTTTGTTAATTCTTGTTCAATATGACGAACTAGTGGCATCTCTGCTTTTAATAACTCTGGTGCGCCTTCCGCCACACCTTGCTGGTTGGCTTCTATTAAGTTGATGTAATCTCTAAGTGTTTTCATAATGTAGTATTTATTCCTTGTTCTTACAGTTATCGCCGTGCCAACGATTGAACATTCCGGAACTAACTGTTTTATTACAATGCGGGCAGACTTTTTTGATTTGGCTCGGATGTGTTCCATTTGCCAGTTGATTCTTTACAGATTTGCCGCCCAAAAAGTTATGGGTTCCTTCTGCTATTCGTTTCTCATTAGTTTGACGGGAAACTGCTCCGCCCAAAAACGGATGTGTTCCGTTCTTGACTTTTTCTAACTCTTTTTTACGGGCCCAATCTTTATCCAAAAATGTATGGTTGCCTTCGGCTATTCGCTTTAAGTTTCTTTTACTTGCCTTTTCACTATCTTGCCAGTGATGATTGCCTGCTTCGACTAATCTGTCTTGTGCTTGCTTTTGTATCTTGCCACCAAGAAAGTTATGGGTTCCATTCTCAACTGCTTTGAGTGCTCCTAATCTTGATAGATTAGACTTCTCTTCTGGTGTAATATCTAGTGCTCCGGAAATCAACAAACAAGCATACCAGTCTCCTTGACTGTAGTGTATGTCGTAGTGTTCCTGGATAGTGACTGCTTTAAGATTTAGAGGATTATTATTAGAGTGATCCCCATCGATGTGATGGATTTCAAAAGATCGTCCATCAGCATCAACGGGGATTTCACCGTAGTGCTGTTTGTATATTTTTCTATAAGATCGGTCTCTCATAGAAATATTTATCAACTATTCAGCACCTTTGCTACACTATTCATTACTGCCGCTATTCTGCCGATGTCTCTCAACTGCTCGACAGTATAACCCATAGTCTTCAAACCATCGTAATGGGCTTTTACGCAAAACTCGCATTTACCAACAATGCTTGCAGCCAAACTGAATGCTTCAAAGTTTGACTTGGTAGTTCCACCATGACTTGCAATAGCATTCATACGTAACTGTGCTGGCAAACCTTTTAGAGCAGGATCATCTGCCATTTCTACATAAGGATACCATACATTGTTCTGTGCCATGATACTTGCGGCAGTCATTGCTGACTCTGCGTGAACAGGACCATCTGCTAACAAGATACTCAACACCTTACCGTTACCAGTTGCAGCCAATGCTGCTACAGCACAGCCTATGGCCACATCTGCATCTAATGTACTACGCAAAAGGACAGCATCAAGATTTAACTTGGTGTCCTTTGCGTAGTCTGGCAACGCTTCTTTGATAGCGTCATTGAATGCCATTATAGTGTCTCTCCGCCTACTGTACGGTTACAAGCGCACAACTCGCCTGTTTGTAGCGCATCCAATACACGAAGTGTTTCTTCTGGGCTACGACCAACATTTAAGTTGTTGACAGTAACGTGTTGGATAACATTTTCTGGGTCAACGATGAATGTTGCACGAAGTGCGGCACCTGCTGGAGCATAGAACACACCTAGTTGTTCAATCAATGACAGCTCGCCACGCTGTGTGTCTGCGAACTGTGTATGTGTGATCTTTGCAAGATCTGGATGAGACTTCTGCCATGCTACTTTACAGAACTCATTGTCTGTGCTACCTGTTAGTAATACTGCGTCACGGTCAGCAAAGTCACCAGCCAACTTATCATATGCTACAATCTCTGTAGGACAAACGAATGTGAAGTCCTTTGGGTAGTAAACGATTACTTTCCACTTGCCTGCGAATGACTCATCTGTGATATCAAAGAATGCATCTTCTGGTTGTCCTGGCTTGACTCCTGTTACTACAAATTTTTCTAACTTATCGCCAACTGTTTTCATATCTTCTCCTTGTGTGTGTTGAAAACTAACTCTTCAGTGTTTACACTGATAACTTATTGTAATAGTATTTAATAATAAGATCAAGTGTTTTAATTGATTTTTACAATAATTATTTCTATTAGGCTTATTGATTTTTTAAATAAAGAAAAGGACCCGAAGGTCCTTTTATCATAAGTTAGATTAGAAACCTACTTTGATACCTGCACTGATTACGTTGCCATCAAAGTTGTTAACACGACTTTGGAAAGCTGATTGATAACGGTAGTCTGCTGTCAAAGCAACAGTCTTAGTTACAGCATAGCTAGCACCTACGCCAACTGAACCTTGCCAACCATTAGAAGTAGTTGTTGGATCTAGGTATGCAACACCGATCTTTGGTGTGATAGTGAAATCACCGAATTTGGCAACATCATATCCGCCAACTAGGCTCCAACGATTTGTGTCGTTGGTATTTTGAGTATAACGCTCAAAACCACCTGTTACGCTTACTTTGTCAAATTTCTGACCAACTGTAATTCCAAGACCGTTACGATCCGGAGTTTGGCTGTAGTCACGTTGTGTTGTCAAGCCGATCTCAACAGCAGAAGCTGATCCAACTGCTAGGGCTAATAGAGTTGCTAGTGCAATTTTCTTCATGTTTAATTCCTTTTAAAATAATGACTATTGTCATCCACTATTATATAGCAGAATCTATATAGAGGTCAAGAAAAAGCGGCATTTTCAGCCGCTTTTTGGTAGTTTTGTTTACAAGGTATTTCCTACCCCGGACCGCTGTTTTTTAGGCAGCTAGAGCAAATCTGCTTTCATTAGCAGCACCGCGAACGGTGTTACCAGTGAAGCTCATTGCGCTGAAGTCAAATGTATCTGCGTTTGCATTTACGAGTTTTGCTTGATTAACGGTCATCGCCTACCGTGTTGCCGTCTCCATTATCTCACCCTGTCGAAACCATGGCAGGCCCATTTAAACACACTTTGGTTTATTAAGAGTTATGACTATGTCAAAGAGCTCCTGGGATACCAAACCTGATCTTTTTACGGATTCAAGTATGCTTAGGTGGACCTGGCGGGAGTCGAACCCGCGTCCAGAATGCCTTCACTTTGAAGGGATTACAACAATTCCTTACATGAAAACTTCAATCAAAACAAATACAACAATTAAAACTGCTACAATGATTTGATATGCTTTCATATTACTTATGCAGGCTGGATATTACTAGCCTGTTGTCCTTTTTGACCCTGAGTCACTTCAAACCTTACACTTTGACCTTCTTGTAGGCTCTTGAAGCCACTCGAATTAATCTGTGAAAAGTGAGCAAATAAGTCTGCGCCACCATCGTCCGGAGTAATGAATCCAAAACCTTTGGCGTCGTTAAACCATTTTACTTTTCCTGTTACCATTTTACTTTTTTCCTTGTGTTAAAAATGTTTATCTGTGTGTGTTTAAAATTGATTGTTGAACCAACCAACTTTTTTACCTTCTGCAATGCGTTTTTCATATGCTTCGACACTGCCTGGCCATCTCCAGGCCCAAATTGCCACCAAGCACATAAAGGCTGCTGTATATAGTATACCACGAGTAGGTACGTTTGTCAACCACATTATTACCAAACTGCTGGTCATCATGGCCAACATAAAATATTTCATCTTGTTTGGAAATACTCTGCGCTCATTCCAATTGGTCAGGAACGGTCCGAAGATTTTGTGATTGTACAACCAGGCATGCATCTTTGGCGATCCCTTGGCAAAGCAGTATGCGGCAAACACCACAAAACAACTGTAGGGAATGCCGGGTGTGATCAATCCAACATAGGCCATGCCTAGACTAAGAAATCCTAGTATTTTCCAAAATAATTTTTTCATATTATGCTGCCACTATCCGGTTAGGTACTGCTGATTCAAGAATGTCTTGATGTAGATTGACAGTAAACTTGCCACCTGCCGCTCCATTTAATGTTGCCAATGTGCTGGCCACACCTTTTGATTTTCTCACACTGAGCCCGCCATATGGCAGATTGGGTGCAGCATAACTGACATGTATCCAAACAGTCTGTCCTGGAAGATATTCCAACAGCAATTGATCATACGGTAAATTCTTGCTCATCCATACAGCTATATCGTAGTAGGCATGAGCAGGTACTTTTCTAAACTGAAAATCTCCAGCCTGCCCAGTACCGTGTTGTCCGCCACCGATGCCTGCACCGTGACGATAGGTATTGGTTAAAAATGCATTGGGATATTTTTCTTTGATTGGCTCGTAGATGTTCAGAGCAAATGCCGCTAGATTATTCACGACATTCTGTGGTCCTGTGACACTAGGATGGCATTGTGCCAGTTGTGCTATGGTCCTAGGATAAGTGACATTTTTAATCATTGTAGCTAGTGTGGTGCCGTTTGGAGTCAGCACTGTTGTCAGTGCGATATCGCCAGTAACCGCGGCCGAATCTCTTCCTGGGGGTGTTGCTCCAGGTTTTACTCCTTCTGTCTTAGGAGTTGGAGTGGTAGTTAGTTCTTTGTATTTTTCAGCAGTGATTTTGCCTTCTGCTAGAAATCTATCTGCTTCTGCCTTGCCTGCGGTGTTATCGTCGTCACCTTCAACGTTCTGCACAGCTGCCACCACAGTTACTCTGGGAACTGATGTAGATGTAAAAGTCCCGTTAGTTACATGTGCATCATACAGTGCGATTACTACGCCATTGGCATAGACATTTCCAGAATCATAAACAGGTTCTACACGACCGTTGGTACCAAATCTTAGACCCGTGATCGCAGTAAACGGATGTGTATGATTAACTGGAGTATATATACCGCTGGGAGAATTACCAGCTGCTGGACTCGGACTAATGGTTGCTGTAGGCATGCTACTATTTAAGCCAATGCAATCCCTGTAGTTGACTGAATAAACTGGTCAGCAAACGCTTTATCAGTGGCTTCTGCCACTGTTACTGTTGTTTTTAACAATTTGATCTCTTTGTTAGGATCCACAGTAAACAGATAGGGCATTAATCCTGGACCTTTTGGACCCATGCCAATTACCTGCGGGGTTTTTAATTTATAATAAGTTGCTCCATCTTCCACTAGTTTGGCCACGATTTCTTCACCACTGGTTAGCTTTAATGTGATGACTTCTCCTGCTGATACACCTTTGTCAATTAACATGATTATCCTTGTAAATGTTTTTTAAGTTCTGTAAATCCGCCAATCAAATTTCCATCTAAGAAAATCTGGGGAACAGTTCTTGCATTAGGCACAGCTTCTAAGAGATCCTCTCGTGTGTACCCATGTCCTATCTTTCTTTCTTCAATCTCGATGCCTTTTTGTTTCAACAGTGCTTTCGCTTGATCACAATAGGGGCAGTTGTCTTTTGACCATACAACAGCTGTCATAGTGTTTCCTTTGTTAATTTGAATAGATCACAGCACCCTTTTTATCCGTGACTCGGACCAACAACACACCCTTACGCTTGTACTGTAAAGCAGCACTGATGGCTGCTTGTTCACTGCTATAGGTTCCTATAACAATCCAGCTTTCGTAGGGCGAGTTGCGTTTGTACTGTGCTTTGAACATATATTATATAGCAGGCAGCGCATCATAGTCAAGATTTTCGCTCATGACCCCTATCACATAATTAGTTGATTCGGATTCTTGTAGGGCTGTCTGTTTATTGCTGGTATTAACGTGTTTATTGAACCAAGGAATTGGAGTAGTGCGCACAGACGGATTCCAATATTTGATGCCAACATCTTTGAGTGCTGACACAGCGGTGTAGTCCACAAATTCTTTGAGAATGTTAGCATTAAGCCCGATCACAGGCCCTTTCTTAAATAGATAATCGGCCCATGCTTTTTCTTCAGCAATCACATCTTTATAAAGTTCTATGACTTCAGCTTCGCATTCTTTGGCAACTGTGACAAATCTTTGATCTTCTTTGATAACTTGATTAATCAAGAACGCAGTCCACCCCTTATGCAACAACTCGTCTTGTAGGATCAATTGAATGATGTTGCCGTTACCCATAAAGATCTTATTCTCAACCATAGCCAAACTTGTGGCAAAGCTGACCATAAAGCGGAAGGCTTCGAGAGCATAACTGGCATGCAGGGCTAACCAAATTGCTCGAATATGTTCTTGTTCTGGGACATTCTCGCCCATTTGTTTACGACAGTTGATGATATGCAATGCTTCGTAGTAATCGCCTACTCCACTGGCCATATCTATGATTTCTTTGGTGTCATGGATGGTGTTAAACACATCCTTAGGAACATTGTAAATATTACGGATAATATGACTATAACTCTTACTATGGATATTAGTTTCAAAGAATGTCCAATTGTAGACCAGTGCTTCCAGTTCAGGTAAACTGATAACAGGCATAAAGATTTGACTTGGGCCACGTCCTTGTAAACTATCAAGTGCTGTTTGACGTAGCAGGTTACTGGTAAAGATATGCTTGACAGCATCACTGGCTTCTTTGAAATCGTTTGAATCTTTAGTAAGACTGATTTCTTCTGGCTGCCAAAAGAAACCACGTGCTGTGGCTTCAAAATCTGCAATTTTCTTGTATTTAACTTCCTCAAACCGTTGGATAGTAACTGGGCCTGCTGGGTCCAGAAACATCTTACGATTAAGATAGTCTGTCTTGGTGTTTAGGTTGTAC